GTGGTCACGATTGTGGCATGATAAACGGTCACGTTACCATTAAAGGTTACTATGATAAAGTTAAACCAGTACAAGGGGACCTAAGACGATACAACCACTGGCTCAAAACCTCCATAGAGAAACACACGATTAATTTAAAAGCTAAAATTAAAGAGGTTTACGGAGCGAACGTAGCCTCTTTAAATCCTTTCGTTAATTTTGGCCTAGAAGGAAACAAGTACGAAAAAGAAGGAGTACCAACGCAAAAGCTTCTAGCTAAAAGTGAGTCTAAAGGCATCGAGATAATTAAAAAATCTTCATGAACTTACTAGTAACAGGAGGGTATGGTTTTATAGGGTCAGCATTTATCAGAGAAGCCCTCAAGAAAAACAGGGTCAACAAGTTAGTAAATCTTGACTGCCTCACTTACGCCGCTAATCACGACAGCCTAGCGGAAGTCGAAGGCGACACTAGGTACATTTTTCGCAAGGGAGACATACGAAAGTACGAAAATGTTTACGATGCATTCTACGCTCACGACATAACTCACGTAGCCCACTTTGCGGCAGAAACCCACGTAGATAACTCCATAGAGGGACCCAGAGCCTTTGTGGAGACAAATATAATTGGCACGTTTAATCTTTTAGAGTGTGCCAAAAAGTTTAAGACAAAAAGGTTTCATCACATTTCAACGGACGAAGTATATGGACAGCTCGGTAAGACGGGAAAATTCTCACCTTCATCTCCGTACGACCCACAGAATCCATATTCGGCAACGAAAGCTTCGTCCGACTTTTTAGTTAGGTCATACGGTCATACTTTTAGTGTAAACTATACTATATCCAATTGTAGTAACAATTATGGACCATTTCAAAACGAAGAAAAATTCATACCTGTAGTTATCAAATCCTTGTTAAGCGGAGACAGGGTTCCCGTTTACGGTAAAGGAGATAACATTAGAGATTGGATATATGTAAATGACCATGCTCAAGCCGTATGGAAAATTTTAACGCGCGGAAAACGTGGAGAAACATATCTCGTAGGAGCGAACAACGAGAAAACAAATCTGCAAATAATAAAAGATATTTGCGGAATCCTAAACCTCAACCCAAAAGAGTCAATCGAATTTGTCAAGGACAGAGCGGGACACGATTTCCGCTACGCCATCGACGCTTCTAAAACTAAGAAGGAGTTAAAATGGGTCCCGAAGAAAAGTTTCGAGAATGGCTTAAAGGAGACTATAGAATGGTATACAAAGAAACTGAAAGAAGAATAATTGTTACGGGGGTCCTTGGTCAAGACGGCGCAAACATGGCTGAATACTTACTTAGAGACAAAAACTACAAAGTATACGGCATGATGCGGCGCTCCGCTAACGCCAACACCGTAAACATAAACTCTTTCAAAGGCGCTTCCAATTTTGAATTAATTTATGGCGACCTTTCTGACGAGATAAGTATAGATAGGTTAGTAGAAAGAATAAAACCCCATTACTTTATTAATTTTGCAGCCAATAGCTTTGTAGGTTGTTCTTGGGATATGCCTCTACAAGTCTTTGACACTAACGCTCTTGGTGTTCTAAGATGTTTGGAAGCTTTACGTAAATTTGCACCCGCTTGTAAGTTTTATAGTGCAGGAAGCAGCGAGGAGTTTGGAGATGTGGACTATTCCCCTCAAGACATGAAGCACCCAATTAAGCCGCGCAGCCCCTATGGAGCCTCTAAAGCAGCCGCTCGTCATTTAGTTAAAGTATACAGAGAGTCTTATGATATGTTTGCTATACATGGTACTCTATTTAACCATGAGGGGGTAAGAAGGGGGGAAGAGTTCGTAACGCGAAAGATTACTAAAGGCGTAGCTAGACTGTACTACGAATTGTATCACGCCGATAACTGGAGACGCAGAAGCGTACACACTCTCCCAAAAGTTGCACCTATAGAATTAGGAAATCTCGACGCAAAAAGGGACTGGAGTGATAGTGAAGATTTTGTCAAAGGAATTTGGATGATGCTCAACCAACAGGAGCCAGCCGACTACTTACTAGCAAGCGGAGAAATGCATTCCATAAGAGAATTTGTAGAGCGAGCATTCTATCACGCTGGTATGAAGCTGGGCAAATGGGAGGGTGAAGGCATCGAAGAAAAGTATATGTGCCATAGCGGAGAGCACGCCTTCCCCTTGGTAAAAGTCAACCCTGAATTTTACAGACCCGCCGAAGTAGAAGAGCTTAGGGGCGACCCCTCGGAAACGTTTGAAAAAATCGGCTGGAAACCTGAGAATTCATTTGACAATTTAGTAAGGAAGATGGTATACTGTGACTTAGAAGATGCCAAAAAACACCTTACATAATAAGTGCAAATTATTAGTAAGCCACTTTTGTAGCCAAGCTAAATTCATAAGCTGGGGCAAAGAGATTAAGATAGCAAAAAAGCTTTTAGCTGAAAACTCTGACATTAAGTTTTGGCTGTCACTTCAAACCCCAAATCCAGTATTCTCTTTATCTTGGTTCTTAACTAAAGATGGTAAAGACTTCTTGCAAGTTTCTAAATTAAAGCAGAACTTAGTATTGCCCAAGGCCTCAGAACGTGCTATCTTAAAGGATAAGATTGGTGAAGATAAAGAAGTCGAAAAGAAACCAAAAACAATATTTGAATTTTTAAATCATGGCAAAAAAGAAAATAGATGATGCAACGCCTCAGGGTCAGATTCAAGCTTACTTGAATGACCACAAAAACGACCACTACAACTTCGAGGAAGAACATACTTACTCTGTATCCAGCGGCAGTCTACTGTTGGATATTGAAATGGGCGGGGGTATCCGCCCAGGCATTGTGAGAGCGACAGGCGTATCAGAAGGGGGTAAAACCTCTTGCGCTTTAGCGTTTGCTCGCAACTTCCAAAAAGGGGACAAACACATGGCTATCTATATCAAAGCGGAGGGGAGACTTTCGCCAGATATGATAGAGCGCTCGGGCGTATCTACGGACGAGGGCAAATGGTTTGTTTATAAGAGTAATGTTTATGAATCAGTAGTAGACTTTATGCGCCACATGGTTCAAAACAATCCAGAAGAATACAAATATATGTTTATAATTGATTCTATGGACGCTCTTATTCCTCGGGGAGATTTAGAGAAGGGGTCCGACGACGCCGTAAAGGTAGCTGGAGGCTCTTTGATTAGCTCGGCCTTCCTTAAGCGTATGGCTCTTGGGCTTGCTACTCGCGGCCACATCTGTTTCATGATTTCTCAGGTGCGGAGCAAAGTAAGCATTAACCCATACGCTAAGGAGGACCCGAAGCTAACCAACGCTTCAGGCGGCAACGCGCTCCTCCACTATAGTGATTGGATTCTTGAATTTCAAGAAAGATTCAACAAGGACGCAATCAGCACTCAAGCCAACGCTAAAGGGGACATGCTAGGCCACTGGTGTAAAATCATTTTCAGAAAGACCCCTAACGAGAAAACTGGAACACTCGTAAAGTACCCAATCAGATATGGAGCCAAGACTGGCGAAAGCGTTTGGGTAGAATACGAAGTGGTAGACATGCTTCTCATGTGGGGTATGGCAACAGCCAAGGGCGCATGGGTCACAATCTCAGACGAACTAGCGGAAGAAGTAGAGAAAGAGCTTGGAGTTGAGTTTAAGAAGCAACATCAAGGCATGGATAATCTACGCAAGTATTTTACAGAGAATCAAGATATAGGAAAATATCTGTTTAATAAATTTCGTAATACATTAAAAAAAGCGTAATATATTTAGGGGGCGTTTTGGATTCGATTTAGTGTCCTGATGCCGAGCCGCAAGCGGAGGATGATAGTAGGCCTCCTTAATAATCTATCTAAGCACTCAACTGCTAATAAAACTGTTGACATGGAGCTTGCTCCTTCTTTGGCTGAGGCTGACGCGATTCTCGCTCAGTTTGGTTATGTGGAGGAAGAGCTCCAGATGGCGGCATAGTCCCGCCCCGTCCTACCTCGGATGCTCGTTAAGAGGATAGGGCGACGATAGCGAGCAAAAAAAACTAGGAAGGGTGAGGAGTCTAGTATAAATAAAGTGCCTCCAACCTTGTGCGTAGTTGTCAGTGACGAAGTACAAAAAATAACACTGACTAAGCTTGTAGTGGTTTGAGCCGATGGTTCTGAAGACGCGGGTTCGACCCCCGCCGCCTCCACCAATTTAACATGAAACTATTCGACATACATGGCAGACCACGAAGCAGAATGGTTTCTAAATACCTAGTCAACTGGGATAAGAAATCAAAATCTCAGCTACAGTTCAAAGTCAAGCAGTTCCTTAAGGGTTACTGGGAAAACCACATTGTTTACGAAGAGTTCCCCGTATACGGAACCCGCATGAAAGTAGACTTTGTTAATGCAACAAAGAAAATGGCGGTAGAAGTTCATGGCCCACAGCATGAAAGCTTCAACAAATTCTTTCACAATAATTCTAGAGCTGACTATCTAGCTTCGATTAAGCGTGACGCGCAAAAAGCTGAATGGTTAGAAAAGAACAACTTTATATTTATCGAAATTTATGATAAGGACGTAAAGGATTTAAGTCACGACTTCATCAAGAAGATATATGGAATATCTTTAGTGTAAATAAAAACATGGCAAACAATAAAAAATACATGACGAAGCCGCTTCTCCGAGAGATAAACGAACACTCAGGTGGAGGTTTTGTTTTATTCTACTTCAATGAGGACGGTTTGCCTGAGGTTTCAAATAACTTCGAAACTAGCGCTGAAGCTCTAGCTCTTCAGTATTACGTCCAAAACTGGTCTAAAGCATTAGAAAAGATAAATATCGAAACTATGACCAATGCAATAGTGGAAGACTCTGGCATGTACGAGGACGATGAAGAAAATGGTCCAGAAGAAATTTAAAGCTTGATTCAGCTCTAAGTAGGTGTTATTATTTAACACATGAATGGTTTATATTCCCTACAAATAGAGCGACATGTGCTTGGGGGGTTAATCAGACATCAAGATGTTTTCGCAGAAATCGACGCTTTTGTAAGTGAAAAGGACTTTTTTAACGACGTCCATTACACTATCTTCAGCGTTATAAAAAACTGCGTATACAATCAAAAGAAAATCGACAAAGTTCTTTTAGCAAATCAAATTAAAGAACTTGGAGTATCTTTCAAAGATGATATTAATATCTATGATTATATTGAGAACCTCTCATTCACGCAAATAACAAAACACGCAACACTCGACGCCTGTAAAGAATTAGTAAAATACAGAGTGCGACGAGAGATAGCCGCGACGGCGGAAAAAATTAAAGACGAAGTAAAACAGTGCGGAGAAAAAGGTATTGACGAAATCGTATCCGCTTGCGATTCTATCTATAACGATAAAATCGAACAGTACGGCAACGAAGAAAAGCCTGAGAAACTTACCGACGGCTTAATGGAGCTTCTTGAAGAGACTGGCAACGACCCCCAAGATGAATTTGGGTTTGCTAGTCCTTACCCAGAGTTCAATAGAATGTACGGCGGCTTTAGAGCTGGGCACGTTTACGCTATTGCTTCTAGACCGGGTGAAGGTAAAAGTACATGGCTTAACGACGTGTGCTTTAAGGTAGCTGAACAGTCAGGGATTAAAGCCCTGCTTTTAGATACGGAAATGTTAACGAAAGAAATTAAATTTAGATTATTATCTTCATTAACTTCCGTACCAACTTGGTACTTAGAGACTGGCAACTGGAGAAAGAACCCAGACTATTATGACCAAGTAAGAAAGGCGGAAGATAGAATTAAACAAAACAGAGACTTCTATCATTACCATGCGGGAAACAAAAACGTAGACCAAATTTGCTCAATGATTAGAAGGTGGTACTATAACGAAGTTGGTCGCGGGAATAAATGCCTTATCGCTTATGACTATGTAAAGCTAACGGGTGAAAAAGTAGGCCAAAATTGGGCAGAGTACCAAGCTATTGGAGACAAAATCCAAAAACTTAAAGAGGTATCTGAGGAGGTAAACGCACCCCTGCTTACGGCAATGCAATTAAACAGGTCTGGTGAAAATAGAAATAGAAATTCATCCAATCTTGTAGACGATAGCTCTGCAATATCTTTATCTGATAGGCTACAATGGTTTGCTGCGTTCGTGGGCATCTTCAGGCGCAAGACTCTAGACGAAGTAGCTCTTGACGGAGAAGACTTTGGAACTCACAAGCTTATCCCAGTTAAAACTAGGTTCCAAGGTAAAGACGCTATGGGCCATCAAGACTTCCTTCAGAGGGTGTTTCCAGACGGCTCCGAACGTTATCAGATGAACTATCTTAACTTTGATATTCACAACTTTAACATTGAAGAGAAAGGTTCGTTGAGACACATTTGCGAAAGAGCCAGAGAGACATACGAGCTAGAAGGAGGTAGCTCCGAAAATCCAACTGACGCAGTATTGTGACGGACATAAAAGAAATGCTTTACGAGCTTGGGTATTCTAACATATCTGAGTATCCGAAAGAGTACAGGACTCGCCCGATATATAGGGAGTCCGACAATAACACCGTGCTTAGAGTAGATAAAACCACGGGCAGATTCGTGGACTTTGCCGAAAACATTTCAGGTAGCTTCGAGGACTTGGTTAAACTCACATTGAAAATGACCTCTATAAACGACGCTCAGAAATGGGTATCCTCAAAAGGTCAATCCCAAGGCGAAGCCAAAGTAACAATTGTTAAGCCAGAAATTAAATCACCAAAAGTATTCAACAAGAGCTGCTTGAACAAACTGGTTAGCAATCACATTTACTGGCAAAACCGAGGCGTATCCGAAGAGACCATGAGTCAGTTCAAAGGAGGAATCATAGGGGAAGGTAAAATGAAAAACCGCTATGTCTTCCCCATCTTTGATGCAAAGAATAGACTAGTGGGCGTTTCAGGAAGATACACAAAAGAAATTAAATACGATAGCATTCCGAAGTGGAAACATATAGGAGATAAATACGCTTGGAAATATCCACTATTTTTGAATCACGAAATCATTAGAAAACAAGGTAGCGTATTCTTGGTAGAAAGCATCGGGGACATGCTTGCTCTTTGGGAGGTTGGGGTCAAAAACTCCATAGTAACATTCGGTTTAGATATAAGCTCTGCTATTATGGGCACTCTGTTAAGGTTTGACTTAAGTAAGGTTTATATATCGTTTAACAATGACTCCCAAAAAAACAGCAGAGGCAACATGGCCGCTGAAAAAGCTCAAAAGAAATTATTAAATCATTTTGACCCAAACCAAATAGAAGTCAAGCTTCCAACTAAGAATGACTTCGGGGACATGACTAAAGAGGAAATCAAAACATGGCTAAAACAAAATACATCTCAGCGTCTAGGATGAAGACTTTGGAGACTTGCTCGTGGTTATACTACGGCAAGTACCACCTAAATCTCCCAGACAAAACTAATGACGGAGCTATCCGAGGCACTATCTGCCACCTAGTCTTCGAGCTGCTTCTTGAAGAGAAGCATCGCAAGCATTACGATAAGATTATGGACGGCAAGTGTACAGAAGCGTCTGAGGCCGTCACTCGTTTGGTTGTTAAGCATCTCAAAAAACAAGAAGCTTTCAACGAAGAAAACTTCGAGTTATGCATGGACATGATTGTTGTGGGTCTTAAGTTCGACTTTTTCTGTGAAGGTTCAGAGCTTGGAGAGTCAGAGCTTAGGTTCGAAGTTTATAATGAGGAGCCCGAATACAAAATCATGGGCTTCATCGACAAGCACGCTATATACGACGATGAAGAAAAGACTATTAAAATCGTAGATTACAAGTCTAGCAAAGCTAAATTCAGAGGCGACGATTTAACATCGAACGTGCAGGGCATGATGTACTCCTTGGCTGCTCGCCATAAGTGGCCAGAAGCTAAACGTAGACTAGTTCAATTCTTATTTATAAGATTTCCTCGCCAGCCCCTTCAAGAGTTAGAGTTTTCAGATGCCGAACTTAACGGATTCGAACAGCATCTTGCATCAGTATACCAAGTTATAAATAACTTTAATTATGAATACGCGAAAACAAATTTCGCCAAAGACAACCCAAAGAATAACTGGCTTTGCGGAAGAGGTAAATGGGTTTGCCCTCATAAAAACCCATATGATTACTATGTTGTACTTGACAAAAACGAAAGAGTAGTGCATACTAGTTATAACGATGATTTTGAGAACCTCAAAGAAGGACAGACAGTCGAGGAAAGGCACTACGAAGGTTGCCCTCGATTTTACTCAGCGGCAAACAAGAAAGAAGACCCGTTTGAGATAGACTCAACAGAAGACCCATTTGATTTTTAATGATACCCTTGTTCAAATCTCATTATTCGATTGGAAAGTCAATCCTCACTCTTAAAGAGAAAGGCTCCTCCATCAAGAACGGCCCACAATCAGTCATTGATTTATGCGTTGCTAGTGATATCAAAGATATGTATTTAGTTGACGATTCAATGTCGGGCTTCTTGGAGGGATACTTAAATTCTAAGAGCGCAGGGTTAAATTTTAGATTCGGACTAAGAATCAGCGTATGCGATGACCTAGAAGAGAAGTCCGAAGGAGCTTTACACAAGACCTCTAAAGTGGTTATTTTCGCAAACTCTCAAGAGGGCTACAAATCCTTAATTAAAATGTATACCTTGGCCGCGCAAAAAGGTTTTTACTACGAACCCCGCCTTGACTACAAAACCCTAGCTAGGCTTTGGGATAACGATAACCTTACATTAATGATTCCATTTTACGATTCATTTCTTTATAAGAACGCTATGTGCGCTGGGGTATGCGTGCCTGACTTCAAATTTACCAAGCCCGTTTTCTCAGTGGAAGAAAACGATGTCCCGTTCAACTTTCTCCTAGAAGAAGATATTAAAAAATACACAGGAGGTAAGTATGAAACGGTAAAAACAAAAAGTATTTATTACAATAAGAAAGAAGACTTTAAGGCTTATTTAACTTTTCGCTGTATCAATAATAGAACAACCTTAGACAAACCAAACCTAGACCACATGACTAGTGACGAGTTCTGCTTGGAGGCTTACAATGGTTCCGTTTAATCCAAAAAAAGTAAATAAAGATTGGGGGCACGAAACATGGTTAGCCAATAACGAGGGGGAAGATTACTGCGGTAAAATCCTCTTCATCAGAAAGGGCCGCTCAACCTCTATGCATTACCACATAGACAAGCACGAAACGTTTTACGTGGTAGAAGGAACTCTTAGAGTAGACATGCTGAAGGATAAAGAGAATCCCGACGCGCACCCATTTACTATGACAGCTAAACAGGGCGAAAGCATGGAGATGGAAAGAGGGCAAGCTCACAAGCTTATGGCGACAGATAGAGACGTTACGCTGATTGAAATTAGCAAGTTCCACAGAGACGAAGACAGCCACAGACTTTACAAATAATATGGACGAGCACTTACTTAGATTCGATAAAGAGAAAGAATACGTTTTCATTGACTGTGAAACTTTAAATCTTTGCTTGCATTACTGCCACAACTTACCTTGGCAGATTGCGATGATTAAAGCTAAGGGTGACAATAAGATAGAAGAGAAAGACTTCTTTATAAAATGGGATACCGAATTAAAGATTAGTGATGATGCGGCAAGGATTACTAGGTTTGACCCGAAGGTAATCGAAAGAAAGGGTGTTGCCCCAGAGGAGATTTTTCCAACTATGAAAGATTGGTTGGATAATGCAGACTATATCGTAGGTCACAATATCCTAGGCTTCGACATTTACTTAATTAAGGAATATTATAAAAAGATGGGCGAAAGTTGCAGCCACCTTTACAGCAAAATTATTGACACGCATTCAGTTGCGAAAGGGTACAAGCTCGGGCTACCTTATAAGAGTGGCGATTCGTTTTTGAAGTATCAATACTCCGCAGCATACAAGAAAAAGAAGGGGGTCAAAACCAGCCTATTAGCATTGGGCAAGGAATTTAATATAGAGCACGATTACGGAAAGCTCCATAACGCGTTAGTGGACTTAGAGCTTAATTTGAAAATCTGGAATAAGTTGAAATGGAATGTGGAGGTATAATGTTTACAGATAAGTTTAATAATTATGATTTAGATATTCACGGAGTTCGGTTGCCGAAATTCGAAATTGATAAACGACACAAGCATGAAGCATTAGTTAGTGAGGACTGTAGTAACTACGACTTCCTAAGGCAGCTATCTTTGAACGGCTTCAAAGACCTAGGCATTAGAAAAGGCACAAAGCTCTATAACAAATACGTAGAAAGAGCCAGATACGAACTAGACACTCTCAAGGATTTAGGATTTATTGATTATACTTTATTAGTTTGGGATGTTATTAACTACTGTAAAGAAAACGATATCCCCACGGGGCTTGGCCGAGGCTCCGCTGCTGGCAGCTTGATTCTATTCCTTATTGGAGTAACTGGAATAGACCCAGTTAAGCATGACTTATACTTCGAGAGATTCGTATCTAAGATTCGAGCTAAGAAAAAAGTGGTTGATGGAGTCACCTATCTAGACGGCTCACTAATGTGCGATGTAGACTTGGACATCTGCTATTATCGGCGTGGAGATGTCATAAAGTATCTAGAAGAAAAGTTTACAGGCAGGACAGCTAAGATTATCACCTTAAACACTTTAAGTGGTAAGCTGCTAATGAAAGAGTGCGGCAAAATTGTAGCCGCAAAAAACGAAACTGAAATGAACCAAGTTTCAGGATTCATTCCCAAGGTCTTTGGGCAAGTAGCAGACATTGAGGATGCGTATGAAGACGAGGAAAAATTTAAAGAATGGTGTGACGAAAACAGAGAGGCGTATGAGGTAGCCTTAAAGTTACGTGGACTAATCAAGAACAAGGGTGTCCACCCGTCCGCCATCTCTCTTTCTTATGAAGATATGCTGGATTCTTGCCCAGCAGAATTAACTTCAGCTAAAGACGCGGCGGTTGCCTCGTATGATATGAATTGGATTTCTATATTCAATGTAAAGCTAGACCTCTTGGGGTTACGCAGCGTATCAGTGGTAGACGATGTATGTAAACAGGTGGGCATTAAAGTAACTGACATAGACTTAGAAGATAAAGCTATTTACAGAAGCCTTCAAGACTTCAAGACTCCTCATGGCTGCTTTCAAATTGAAGCAGACACAAATTATAAAGTTTGCCAAAAGGTTATGCCTAAGAGTCTTGATGAATTGAGTGCCGTGTTGGCACTGGCACGTCCGGGCGCGATGGCGTTCGTAGACCAATATGCAAGCTATGCGAACAATGACGTTTACGAACCCATCCATCCTTTCTTTGACGACATCCTAAAGGAAACGGGTGGCGTAGCTCTGTACCAAGAGCAGTTAATGAAAATGGCAAACAAAATCGGCTTCACACTTGATGAAGCGGAATTGCTAAGACGAATCGTAGGAAAGAAGAAGAGGACGGAAGTAACCAAATGGAAGAAAAAGATTAAAGATAAAATCAAAGAGCAAGATTTAGACCCTGAAATAGGCGATATCCTCTGGCAGATTCTTGAGGACTCAGCCAACTATTCATTCAACAAGTCTCACAGCGTTAGTTATGCTGCGCTCGCGGCCTCAACAGTTTATCTTAAATTTAAACATCCCAAACAGTTCTTTTTATCCCTCTTAAAAATGACTCGGCATGAACCCGACCCCATCGCTGAAATCTCCAAGATTCATCAAGAGATGGATTTGTTCAATATTAAATTGCTACCACCCCATCTCACAAAATCTGAAATGGATTTCACCATCGAAGGGGACAATATTCGGTTTGGGCTACTCTCGATTAAGGGTATCTCCGAAAAGTCGATTGAGAAAATTAACAACTTTAAAGATATATACGCAAACAAATTTGAAATCTTCAAAGCAGCAGAAGAAGCCAAGCTGAATATCGGTGTGCTTTCCGCGTTGATTCAAGCTGGAGCCTTACAGGAGGGGGTCGAACAGGGAAGAAGTAAGGTGGTTTTGGAAGCGCAGCTCTGGAACCTGCTGACATCCAGAGAGAAAAAGTACGTTCTTAACTTGGGTGAAAAGATGAAGTTCGATTTGGTGGAAATCTTAAAGTTCCTCATAAGATTCAAAGACGAAAAAAACAAAGTAGTAATCAAAGAATCTAGGTATGAGACTATTAAGAAAAAGTACAAGCCATATTTAAACATATATATGCTTAATTCTAAAGCTGAAAATTTCGCTAATTGGTACTACGAGAAAATGCTTCTGGGTTATACTTACAATAAAACGCTTATAGATATCTTCTCTGAAAAGCGTAAAGACTTACAGGGCATAAGAGAAATCATGGAACTGCCAGAACGCGTCAATACGGCCTTTATAGGGCGCGTAGAGGACGTTTGGAAGGGGAAGTCCCGTGCGGGTAACAAGTACCTTAAAATCGAAGTCTCGGACGAAACAGGCACCATACAGGCCCTCATATTCAACGATAATATAGATAAGTGCGAAAGCATGAATAGCGGCCTCCCAGAAAAGAAAAATATCGTAATAGTAAAGGGCCGCAAGACCGATGGTGATGCAGTATTCGCCAACATGATTGGCGTGCAAGACCAAAAAGTATACACAAAGTTATCAGAATTAAAATCTTGACTTTAACCAAAGAAGGGAGTAATATTAGTAGATGATTCAGTTTTATAAACCTAACGCGAAGATGACGGGTTCTGCCTGTCAGTTTTATTTAAATAATAAAGATGGCTCGTTCTTCTCAACGCTCATCAAACAAGCGTCTTGGGATGCGGGTAAAAAAACGGGCTCGTTTCAAGCGAATAAAAAAGACCCAACGAAAAATGTCATCATTAAGTTCAGCCCAAAAGAAATCGCTGGAATTCTAGACGCTATGGAGCGTAACGTGGAGTACAAAGGATACCACAGAAGCGCACAGCAAACGGTGCAGTTTACATTCGGCCCGTACATGTGGAACGACGAACAGAAGGGCTTCTCTTACTCCGTCTCAAAGCAGGGCAACGAAGACACAACGCAAAAAGCATCTTTCTTAATTGGGTTTTATTTTGATGAAGCTAAACTTCTAAAGATGCATTTAGAGTCTCTACTCAACAAGCACTTTGATATTGAAGAAGCCAAGTATGCTGAAAAGCAAGCGCAACAAGTCAGGTCTCCCCAACAAACTCAAACCCAAGTAGACGATGAAGCTTGGTAGATGAAGAGGAAGGTCTTATTTCAAAGCGATTATTCGCTAGCAAAGACTGGCTTTGGCAGAAACGCCAGAGCCATACTTTCTTATCTATACAAAACAGGTAAATACGAACTAGTCCATTACTGTTGTGGTGCGCCTCACACAGCTCCCTTCCTAGAGAAAACCCCTTGGAAATCTATAGGTACGCTCCCCGACAACGACGCGGAAAGAGAGAATGTAGAAAGAGACCCAAACCTAGCGAAGACAGCGGCTTATGGAGAGTATTATCTAGACAAGGTAATCAAAGAAGAAAAGCCAGATGTTTATATAGCTGCCCAAGATATTTGGGGCGTAGACTTCGCAGCAAAGAAGCCTTGGTTTGATAAGATTAACTCCGTACTTTGGACGACCCTAGACTCTTTGCCTATTTTACCCGTAGCGGTGGACGTTGCTAAGAAGGCGAAGAACTATTGGATTTGGAGTAACTTCGCCACAAAAGAAATGCACAAGATGGGTCATGAGCATGTTAAAACTGTTCATGGGGCATTGGATACCAATGTCTTTAAAAGGCTGGGCAATAAAAAACGTAGAGAATTAAGAGAGTTCCACAATATAGAAAAAGATGATTTTATCATTGGGTTTGTATTTAGAAATCAATTGAGGAAAAGCGTACCGAACCTACTTGAAGGGTTCAAAATATTTAAAGAAAACAACCCCAAAGCCGCGAAAGCAAAACTGCTTCTGCATACCCACTTTAACGAGGGTTGGAATATACCTGACCTCATCACAGAGAAGGGCATAGACCCAAAGGATATTCTAGCAACCTACGTTTGCAAAGATTGCCACAAATATAAAATAAACAACTTTGTTGGAGAAGCTTTAAACTGTGTTTTTTGTAAATCTAAAAATAGCGTTAACACGACCAATGTAATGGTTGGAGTAACAGAAGAAGAGCTTAATGAAATATACAACTTAATGAACGTCTATTGCCACCCGTTTACTTCCGGTGGGCAAGAGATTCCGATTCAAGAAGCTAAACTGGCTGGGCTTATAACCTTGGTTACTAGTTATAGCTGTGGAGCGGAAATGTGCGAAGAAGAAGCTGCCTCCCTTCCGTTGGATTGGGCTGAGTATAGAGAGCCTGGTACGCAATTCATCAAAGCTTCCACGAGCCCAGAATCAATAGCTGAACAATTAGCTGCTGTTTTTAATATGCCCCCAAAGCGAAGAGCCAAAATGGTAAAGAAAGGCAGAGAGTGGGTAAAGGAAAATTTTTCAGTTGAGGCGGTGGGAGGATTTATTGAAGAGTTTATCGACAACGCTCCAAAAGTAGACTTTGATTTCTCCAAGGTAGGAGAGAAAGCGGAAAGAGACCCGCACGCATTCGTGCCCCAGCTACAAAACAATAAAGATTGGATTCTAGCTTTGTATAAAAACATACTTAAAATGTATGACGTAGACCCCGATAATGAAGGGTTTTTGTATTGGATGGAGCAAATCAAGAAAGGAGCCTCAAGAGAAGAGGTTGAAAAATACTTTAGGCAAGTAGCCCTTAAAGAGAACAGCGAAAACGAATGGGATAACTTAATTAAAAATAACTTAGAAAAACTATTAGGAAAAGATGACGAAGGCAAAAGGATAGTATATGTTATGCCAGAGAGTATCGGGGATATATTTTTATCAACCAGTCTGTTTAGGTCGATAAATGAAACGTATCCAGATTATAACTTATATGTATCCACAAAGCCCCAATTTCATTCGGTGTTGAATGGTAACCCATACGTTCATAAGGTAATTCCATACCTTCCAGAAATGGAAAATATTTTATTCCTAGAGGGTAAAGGCAACCACAAAGGGTTCTTTGAAATTGCATTCATGCCCTTCGCGGCGACACAGAGACAGATGACTTATCCTCACAATGGTAAAGATAAAATAGCGTTTTCAGATTATAAATACGCTTAATTATAAATCATGCACTTACTAGACACATACGCTTTGAACTGCGGTTTAAAAATTGATAAACCCTACATACACACTATGTTCTACCCGCTAGGGGAAGAGAAGTATATAACGATACAGCCTTTCAGTAATTACTCTGGGAAGCAGTACGACTACTGGAATGAAGTTATAAGTTATATAACCCCAAAGCTTGAAGAGAACGGAATCAAGATAGTCCAAATCGGCAAAAAAGACGACTCTCCTATTGCTAGTTGTATATGGGCGCAAGGCACGACGACTATTGCTCAAGCGTCCTTTTTAATTAGAAACTCCATACTGCATTTAGGAGTGGACAGCTTCGGGGTTCACGTAGCGTCCGCTTTCGATAAAAAAATTGTAGCTTTATACTCAACCAATTGGGCTGAAAACTGTAAACCTTACTGGTCAAAACCGGAGGATTGCGCTATAATCGAACCCGACAGAACCGAAAGAAAGCCTTCTTTTCAGTTTGAAGATGAGCCGCCAAAAACTATTAACGAAATTAAGCCAGAGTCCGTAGCTAACGCTGCCTTGGGGCTGTTAGGGTTAGAGTATAAAATAGAACATGAGACGCTGCATATTGGCCAATCTTACGCAAATTTTAACGTTCATGTCGTGCCTGAAGGTTTAGCTTCCGACTTGGAACCAAGCCTACCCCATATAGTAGTTAGAATGGACTTGAACTTTAATGAGGATATCCTTTACGACATACTCAATAAAATGAAAATCGTTTCAATTTTTACAGATAAAGCACTCGACACAGAAATTATCGAAGAGCACAAGGCTAAAGTTAAAGAGATTGTATACGTACTAGATAAAGATAACGATATAGAATTTGTTAAGTACCTACATAATACAGGTTTAGAGTATATCCTTATTACAGACATGGATGGTCAAGAGCTCAGGGATTTAAAATTCAAATATTTAGATTACAACTTTATCTTCAAAAGAGACACAAACCCAAAAGAAAGACTGAGGATTTTGGAAAACAGCATAGGCACTCTAGTTTATAAGACTAATAGGAAAATTATAAAAAACAAAAAAGCTTACGCAAGTGTTTCCGCCCTGAAGAGAGATGAGCCTTTAAAAGACTTTTCAGACCAAGGATTTTCCCCCGTTATAGATGAGCCAGAGTTCTGGCAAGACTTAGAGTACGTTTACATAGCTAAACAGCTTGACTAAAGCTCAAGTTCGTGGTATATTTAATATATGCCAAAGAAAAAAACAGTGGGTTTTTCAGAAGTCGAAGTGTCTGTTACGTCAATCGAGAGAGATGAGAATGGGCTTATATCGCAACCGAAAGTTGATTACGTTTTCGACGACAAGGGATTCGTTAATTGGAGAAAGATGGTTAAGGCGGAGCACCTAGTCTCAAATAGACAGCGCACACAAGAAACAGACACTTCTCAACTAGAAGATAAAGACTTGCTAATCCTTCTAGGCGGCATCAAAGAGCTTGCTCAAATTAGGGG